ACCGTTGGAAAGCCCGTAGCATGCTGCGGTATACATGGGCGGTTCCGAACCGCCCCTCGTCTTCCAGTTCCTGTATGACTGAAAGCGTAAAGGTTGTTAAATCTTTCATAATCTGTTGGCTTTATAATATTTACAGTCTTTGCGTGCGCTATTACCGCACGCAATAAATATACTGCATTTTTCTGAAATTTGTTTACTTGCAGATAGCGGCCTGTTCCCGAAGAGTATTCGACACGTATTATACATCGCTTTTTTGTATACCTTTGTGTCCGTTTTTTAATATAACTTATAAAAATGAAACCCTTAATTTAAATCTTATGATAACAAAATCAAACTGGTGGAACAAGCTCCTTAAAATCGTAATCGTAGTGGCATCTGCCGTTCTCTGTGCTTTAGGCGTACAAACAATGTCTGCTTAATTATGTTTCATATTTTATACCTTATATTTAAGTTACGTGAGATTTACCAACCTCATCATTATCCACTGTTCCGCTACCCGCTGTGACCGTAGCTATACCGAACATGATTTGATAACAGACCACCTGAGCCAGGGCTTCTTCGGTGCAGGTTATCACTATTAAACTCTTTTAGTCTTTTTAGATACATTAAAACATATACAAAAAAAACGGAAGTAGTAACAATTACTACCTCCGTCTTATATTTAGAAAATATTAGTTTTAATCCAATTTTTCTAATTCACTTTGCATTCTTCTTATTTCAGCTTCTAATTTCGCCTTTTTTGCTGCCTTTACTTTTTCTTTGTATGACGCAATTGTTGCTGATACTGCATTAAGATTATCCATAATGTCTTCTAATTCTTTATCAGTCAAATCACCATTAGATTCAATTTGCTGATTGGCAAATTTCAACTGTTGTACTATTGTCGCACCTAATTTTCCACCTTTTATTTTCTTTGTTTTAGTGGGGGTATCGTTGTTCTTTCTGATAAAACCAAGAATAGCAGTATAACGTTTATCAACGTCTTTTGCATTGAAACTATCAATTTTTTCTTGCGATTTATCTTTTGAAAAATCAGCTAAATTTTCATTGATAACTTTCAATTTCTCTTCTTCTGTTAATGCTTTACGTGCCATAACTATATTTTTTTTATGGTTAATACTCTTATGGCACAAATATAATTAAAATGAATTGATTAAATGATTATTCAATGGTTATTTCAACCTCGTTATTATTATTTATTGCATTTTCAATCAAAGCATATACCTTAGAAGTTACAACTTTACTATTTACAACTTTGCCTTTTTCTTTATTAAATCCACATAGAATACAACCGCTTGTATGTGTTTCATCATTTCCACAGTGTATGCGAATGCCACTAAACCCTTTTACACCTATTAATACAGGCATTTTCTTTTTAAATCTTGATGAAAAGGTTACTTCAATTTTATATGTACCAGTTGGTATTGCTGTTTCAGAATATACCTTTAAACTCTTTATATCTTCTTCTGACATATAAGAAGTTAATTCTCTGTCCTTATCCTCTAATGTATCACAGAAGTATTCATTATCAATGTATAAGCGTCCTATTGTATATGTGTTTCCTCTGTATATTCTCTTTAATTTTAGTTTCATTGTTTAGTGTGTTAAAAAATAAAAGGTTCAACGAATTGAACCTTTCAATTTATTATTCTTCCTTTTTGTTTTTCTCTTTTTTATTGAGAATCATCTTGTAATGGTAGTCAATACCAAAAACCGCACCTGCAAAAGTTAACATTTCACCGAATGCAATTAATATACTATTATGTATTACGCCCAATGGATAAACCCAAAAGCCCATCATTATAAGGGTGCAACCAAATAGTATTAATAACATTGCTGTGATTAATTGTATTTCAGTCTTATTATCTTTAATCCAACTCATTTTTACTTACTTCTGCTTTAATGTCTGTTATTGATTTATCCACCAATGTAATAACGGTTAATTTATAATCAGGTTGAGTATTATAATTATAATTGACTTTATTGTCTTCATACTCATTATAATTTGCATTACCTAATAATATACCTTCTGTATTATAAATTGTAGAATTATAGTTTTCAATTTTATTTTCTGTATTAATTGAAAAATCACCTTCCAATTTAATTCCTTCTTCATTTGAAGCGGAAATTGTGTAGTTTGTAATGTGTTTAAGTATTTGTGTATTCATTTTTTGTTTATTGTTTCATTAACGTTATTCCTTTGGTATTTGTGCCACCAAATGTCGTGTAGTAGGTTTTGGTTGAAATAACCATTTTTTCCCAAAACTGTAATGAAGCACTACGAGGTGTAGTGCCTTTGATGGGATTGCCACTACTATTTAAGATTAAGGTGTCATATACTGTAATTGGAGTTGAAGAAAAAGTACCATTTCCATTGTCTTTCCATCCGACCTCACTGCTTTTTGATGGATTTGCAGAATACTCGTAATAAAGTGAACTTGTGTAATCCAAATAGCTTGTCACTTTTATTTGGATTCCTGATTTTGGTATTAGTCCATTTTTTGTTGTCACTGTCAATACAATAGTAACACTATTACTTTCATTCCAAGTTACTTTAGTTGGTGAAATACTACCCATTTGTATATTTGCAGAAGGTAGTCCAGACGGATTGCCTTGCAGCCTGTCATAATGCTTGCTGATAGTAGTTATAGGTTGCCAACACTTAAAACCACTTGTTGGATAAGAGCTTGTCCAAGAGGTCTGATAATAATTACATAAAAACAAACTCACATCAATATTTGACAAAAATTTGGTGTTCTGATAAAAAGGAGGTGCATTAAAATCGAGCATTAAGGGTCTTGCACCTACTGCAAGCGTACTATACCAATAAAAAGAACCATCAGAGGCTTGTACTTTAACACCTGCATAAACCTGTGATTCCCCTAAAATATCATATAATCCAACGTTGTACGTTCCACCTGCACCTACTGCTGTTTTTGGTATAGTAATATCGGTATATGGAAGTGTATCAGGTAATGAAGAAGAAAATGCTACAGGTGCAGTATGTTCATAACCTCTAAAATCTCCCATCCTGTACGGATAATCCCGTCCGCCTGATGGTCTGTCATAACTCCACGCATAAGAAGTGTTTGATAAATCAGTTGGTGAAGCCAATGAGCAAGTTCTTACTGATATACCATAATTACCAGCATTACTTCTTTCCCAATTTGTAATTCCTGCTGTAGTGTCCTTCTGAAACCATTTTACGGGCTTGAATCGGCTATATGGGTTAATCAATGAAGAAGAACATAGTGCACCAACATTTCTACTACTTGTACCTAATGTTGTTCCGATTATATTTGTTGTTATTCCTGTGTTTGGAAGTGCCATTTCTATTTTTCATTATTTATTTTATTCTTTAGTGTATCAACTTCTTCTTTTAATTCTTTAATAGATTGAATTAAAATAGGTATTAATTGTTCATAATCCACTGATTTGTATTTATCATAAATTGGATGTATTAATTCAGGAAGAATTTCTTCAACTTCTTGGGCTATTAATCCGTAGTTATTCCTTTCATCCTTTTCTTTATTTAGTCCTTTTGCTTTTTGATTCCAATTAAATTGAACGGGATTTAATTTTTCAATTATATCTAAAGAATTAGTAATTGATTTAATGTTCTTTTTTAATCTCTTATCAGAAGAACTATATGCAGTAACTTCACCTACCGCAACTATATTTTTAGGTGAATACAAATTACCTGTTGAATCTATTCTAATGCTATTTGTACTACCATTTCCCAAATACATATATCCGTTATATGCTTGACAATACCAATTTATACCATTTAGAACTAATTTAAGATATGGATTAGTTGTACTGTCATTTAATAGAAAATTGGTAGATGTTAGAGAACCACTAACATTACCTGTACCATTAAAACTTTGTCCCCAAATACTTCTTGCTGTAGCCAATTTGGTAGCAGAAGCTACATTATCTGTTTTAAATGCAAATTCTTTCCAAGCAGTTTTTGCAGTAGTACTACCACCGCCACCTCTTGCGAACCACCTATTACTATTAAATGTACCATAGATTTGATTTGCAGAACCATAAGCGGCAGTACCATAAAATAATGTACCTGCTTCTGCAATTGGATAATGGCGTGCTGTTGTTGCATCTGCATTAGCCGCATTTGTCATTATTCCTTTTCCGTTCACCGTATTTAAGTCAACTGCTTGCGTTTGGTCTGCCCTTGCAAATGCTGTAGCGTGTAAATTATCAACCGTATCTGCATTACTTGCATAGTTGTTTGAAACAGATAGTGTTACATTACTACCACCATTTATTGAAACAGCCCCCGAAGCATTACCTGTTAAAGTTAATGTTCTTGCATTTCCCCAAGTTGCTGTTGTTATATTGGAAGTTCCATTAAAACTTGTTCCATTAATAGTACGTGCTGTTGTCAACTGATTGGCTTTTGCAACTGTAGCCCCTGTTGTAATAAAACCTGAATTGTTGCTTAAATGGCTTGTTGCAGTTGGCACGTTAACTGTAACTGCTGCACTACCATTAAATGACTTTGCAGCAAATGCACCACCTGCAAAAGTTAAAGTACCGTTTACTTTATTTGCACTTGTTGCTGCACCACCTGCACTACTTGAACCAGCATAATTGTGGGTATGACTTGCAGGGGTATAAGTTGAAGGTTTGTTTGTTATATTATTCCAATCCAAGCCACCACTAAATGTACCGCAATACAATATATTATTGGCGGCGTCCCACTTCATTTGTGTGTTTAATGAATTTGTTCCTGCACTTATTTGAGTATTTTTTGCATATCCAAAATATAATATATTATCATTCGATGGATATGTACTAATACTTACTCTTCCGTCCTTTACAGAAGCATTAAGGATAGCACCATAGCCACTATATTTACAGTTCAATACCGCATTGCTAACACCATTAATCCAAGTATTGCTCGCAAATGTAGAATTTAATGAACCTGTCACCGTTCCACCTGCCAATGGCAAGTAACTATGTGTATGGTTTGAAGAGGCTGCACCAACATTTGCTGCCGTTATATTAATACTCTTTGCTGCACTACCATCATAAGCACCTTGAGAAGTACCATTTAATGAAATGGTTAACGCATTTGGATTCTTTAAGGCATTGGGTATTGTTGGATATACAGGAAGTGTAACAGTATTAGCACTGACCGCATAACTCGTTGTGCCAACTTTAACAGTACTTACATAATTATGAGTATGGTTACTTGCTGCTTTGCCATCTAATAAACTTGATAAATTTGTAATATCACTTACTGTATGATTATGTGCTGATGGCGTAAAAGTCGAAGGTTTGTTCGTTAAGTCATTCCAACTGCTTACATTACTTTTACTATCAATCAGAGATTTCAATACTCTACCCTGATTAGCACTCAATGCGCAATCTGTTGCACTTGAAGTAAGTGCATCCACAATTGTTATTGCACCGCTACCTTCACCTGTAGCACCACTGCCATACGCTGCAACTTCTTGTTCTCCAATCAAATTTAATTTAACCCTTAAATTATTATCAGAATCAAAATAAAATACCTTGTTCCAATTAGTAACTATACCATCCCAATTACTAACTTTAGTTGAAGTGATACCATCTAACACTGATTTATTAGAATGTGTATGATTATTAGTAAATGCAACATTCCAATTAGTACGTTCTGCTGCTGTTATATGTATAGTTGAATTAGAAGTATGTGCTGTTAATGTAGTATTATCAGCTTTAGCATCTAATTTTGTTTGTAAATCAGTTATATTAGCAATAGTATGAGTATGCGAAACTGCTGCTTTACCATCTAATAGAGTTGATAAATTAATAATATCGGTTACAGTGTGATTATGTGGAGAAGGTGCAAATGTAGTAGGTTTATCTGTAAGGTCATTCCAACTGCTTGCACCACTTTTATTATCAATTAATGACTTTAATACTCGTCCTTGGTTTGCTGACAAAGCACAATCTGTTGCACTTGAAGTCAGATTATCCACAATGGTAACAACACCACTACCGCCACCTGTAGAACCTGCGCCATACGCTGCAACTTCTTGTTCTCCTATAAGATTCAGTTTAACCCTCAAATTATTAGTTTCATCAATTATAAATGCTTTATCCCATATTGATTTATCTAATTTATTTTTCCAACTATCAACGTCAATAGCTGTAATAGAATCTAATACTTCTTTATTATCGTGTGTATGCGTAACAGAAAGGGAAGAAGTACCACCTATATAAGTAGTACCTCCACCTGCTGAACTATTTTTCAAATATTTATTTCTGAAAATATGTGGTATTACCTTTTGTGTTATTGCCATAGTCGTATTAGATTTCTATTATTTCAACTTCTGCTGAATCATTATTCAAATTATAATTGATTGAATTCACTATCATATCTTTATTCAATGTTTCTTCGTGTATGATTGAAAAAGGAGTAATATTTTTATTGATTAAATTATTCTCATATTTAAATTTAGGATTACTATAATGATTCACGTATTTTTCAATAATATGTTCTTCTTGTTTCTGTGTTTTAGTGGTATTTGTATTTAGTATATTTTCTACAAAATCATTATTAAAAATAACGTATGAATAAGAAGTTGCCTTATTATTATATGTGTTTATCTTCAATTTGACATCATCAAATTCATTCACATAATTATCATCAATTGTGTTAGTATAAAGCACATCAGGGTCATAGGTTTCATTATCGAATATATTTTTTATCGAATCAGAAGTCGTGTATTTTAGTTTTAAATTAGATATATGGAAAGCGTTACAATAATGGCATTCTTGGTCTGTTCGATACATTGGTCTAACACCCAAATGATTAGGTGTATATAGGTCAAAGGTCAACTCACCAAATATTACATAGTTTGGAATTCTAATTGCTACACCATCTTCACTATCAGCTAAATTCATCTTCCAACTAACTGTATTGGTAAGTGATTTCTCATTATCAAAGACTTTATCACCTTCTTTATTTATGTGTACGAGATAGAATCTATCTTTAAGAAAACATTCATTTTTGTACCATTCTTCAACAAAAATATCTGTTCCATTTTCTTTGTACCAATACATATTATTTTGTACACAATCGCCACTTGCTTTTTCAACACCAGCCAAACCATCATAAGTTGCTTTCGATACCCATCGCCAATAACCATAACTATCTTTATAGCGATACCATTTAGCACCTGCTATGTGTCCCTGACTTGTTATCTCTTTGAAATATCCACGTTGAACCTTTAACTGATAATCATTGTAGTTTATCCAGTTCTCACCATCATAATAGTATTTGTTACCGATTGACAACCTGCAAGGAATCATAGTGTTTTTAAAACCTGCACCAAACTTTGTATTTGAATAAACTTCATCAGAAGTTTTTAAACAGTCATTAGCTTTATTATGCTCAGACATCTTATACTTTATATCTACAATTAAGTAACCACTTTTATAAATGACAAAGGGTTTTGCTTTTAAACTCAAATATTGATATTCAAAACCTCCAAGTAAACCACCTGTTTGAATGAATGAAATATTTGTTTTCCAATTTAATGAAGATGGTTCTTCACTTGTTTCATAATCTGCGACCTTTTGCCACACTGTAGCTGGACTTATATTGTCAATATTAGTATTGGTTACTTCATCAATAGAATAAGGATTCAAATACAAATAGTTATTAGCAGATTTAAAATAAGCATTCAAAAGGGTGTAGTTCTTCTTGTCAATATCTTGTGTTGATAAGTAATACTTATTAGGGTCACTATTTTGATTAACTATATCTTCTTCATCCTCGATTGCATCAGGTATAATCTGATTGATACTATTAGTGTTGGCAATAATATTAATCTTATTATAAACATCTCCAAGTGATATACTTGCACTTGCTTCTGCTATTCCAATAGACATTAGATTACGTTTGTCATTTGACAATGTAATAACTCTGCTTGTTTGGTTTTTTCTATCATAACAATTAAATTGAAAATTACCTTTTTTTATAGCCTCATAGTCAATTATATAATAACTATTCTGATATTGGATTAAAGTCATTCCAAGAAAAGAAAATATATCTTCTAATACTTCTTTTGTTTTTTCAGATTCATTTTCTTCATCAAAGAAATTTCGCTCTTGAATTGATAGTTTTTCCATTACCTTATTATTTCCATCTACAGATAATGAAGTATGAACATAAATATTATTGATTAATTTTTCACTATCTGTTTTGTTCATTATCCAATATAATATGTCAATGAATGAAGTAATATTGTTTTTACCATTTATATACTCATATTGAATATTTTCTAATTGTGCAATCGTATCAATACATTCAATAGTCAATTCATCATATAAATCATTATAGGGTGAGGAATATAAGTTTGGTGTCTGATAACCAAGCCAAAACAAACTATTATTCTTATATATTCTGATTTGAATATCATTCAATTTACCTGTGTATAAATCAGATAATACTTTATTCGTTAATACATTTATACTTGCTGCACTTTGTTTTAATGGTTGAAATATATTAGATGATTGATATTGTATAGATACTGCATCAGCAGACAGAAGAAGTTCCTCTGCCTGCAATGTAGCTGTAGTATTCTTGTATATTTCTATTTTAATGGTATTTTCATTTATATCTTTAAATGAAGAATAATATCTTAACTTATACATTATGTATTTGATTAACTATTTTATTTTATTCATTTTGGAATCGTGATTCTTTAATACACCTTTCAACTTGTCACCTGCAATAGTAAATGTTACATCACCACCAATGGAACTACCACCTAATTTATTACCACTTATTGCATTCCACAAATGTTTTTGTTGTGAACCGTTGACTATCATTTCACCACTGTTGACCCTTGCAAGGTTTTGGTCTCCACTATATTTAGTACCACCGATAATACCACCTGTTGCGAACTTGGGAATCAACGCAAATGCTGCAATAGCGGCTGCAATTGCGCCACCGATAGCAACTAAATTCCACGGGAATGGCAAACCTGCTGCACTTGCACCTGCCTCAGAAGCACCTTCTGCCGTGTTAGCTGCAATATTTTCAGTTGCAGTTGTTTTGGTTACGGCTGCTTCTGTAGTATCAGCCGCAATTGATACTGCTGCACCTTCCACTTTTGCAGCCGCTTTTGTGTTCTCACCAATAACAACTGCTGCTGCTTCTGCCTGAGTATTGGCAATCTTTTGAGTTGTAACTCCTTGCTCGATGGCTGCAAGTGTTTGCGTTGCAGTCCCGAAATTTTTAAGTAATTCATTAAGTTGTGTCCAAGTGTCAATCAATGAAGTAATAGCATCTACAGTATTGAATATGGTGTCTATTATAGTGGTAAATTGTTCACCTACTGATAATTCACCGAAATCTTTAAACTGACTGAAAGCATCAATCAGTTCTTTTGTAGCCGAATAAGTAGTTTTAATAGCTTCATATTGTTTTTCACCGATTTCTTTTCTTAATAGTCTTAAATTCTCTTGTGCTTGTTTCAGTTGAAACTTATCTTCCAATTCAACAACGTGTTCGCCTAACTTTTCAATTGCAGAATCCAAAGTATCAACCTGTTCGATTAATGCCAAAGCTCCGATACTTGATAATTCATTTGCTTTATTTATTTCATCCTCAGATATAGAAGAACGTAATTGCTTCAATTTATCCAATTGAGATTTAAGATAGTCTAAATCAACAGCACTACTCTTATCTTCTTTACTATCAAATGAAAGGTAGTCCCATTTATTAATCTTTTCCCTACCTGCACCATTCATTGTATTTTGGTAGTTTTTCTTTAATCGTGCAGCATTATCATTTGCGGAAGTATCAAAACGTTTGTTTTCTTTTTCAACTTCTACAATATCTTCTTGTTTTTTTAATACATCAATTAAAGAATCTCTCGATTGAAGAAGTTCTTTATATTTTTTAGTATCAATTTTAGTTGCATCAGAATTAAACTCATAAGAAGAAATCAATGTTTGGATTGCATTTAATTTTTTCTCATTAAATTTCTTTTCATCTATGTAATCTAATTCCTTTTCTTTTGATATGTAGTCCAATTGAATGGCATATCTTTTTTCTGCATCTTTAACTGATTCTGCGGCTGTGTCTTTTTTATCTTTAGTTGATATATTAAGTTTAGACTGTTGTAATAATGATAAATAACCCTTGTTTGATTTGGCATAATCCAACGCATTCATTTTATCACCTTTTACATTGGTGAATGACATACCTTGTAATTTATCAGTAAGTTCATTTAGAAATCTATCGGCAGAAGAAGCAAGTTCTTGATTTATCTTCTCGTTATCCCACTTCATTGCATCAGCCTTAGCATAAGTACCTTCACGTTGTAAGTTGTATGTATTTACTGCATCAGAAATCAATTTATCAATATCACCTGACAAAGTTGGCATTACAGGTTCTTTTGTATCAAAAGCTTTATTTAATTCTTTGATAACATTGCCTGCCTTTTTATTAAATACGTCAAGAATGCGATTAGCAAATGTTTCAGCATTTTCTTTTAATCCATTGGTATATTTACCATCTTTAAAAGCATCTGTATATAATTTTACTAATTGAGATTTTTTTAAAGAATCACTTGTATTGTCTGTTAGTATTCCTTGCATCTGAGCATCAATGCCACCTTTTTTAATTTCTGCCACATCTTCAACATCACCAAATTGGGATTTGAATAATTTCTTGAAGTTGTTCAACCAATCTTTATAAACTCCATTATCTTGAAAGAAACCTTTCTTCAATGTATCAACCGCTTCTTGTTTTGCAGTAAATAAATTATAATTCTTTTGCCATTGAATCACATCCTTTATTCTACCTGCTAACTTGGCATATTCGGCTGCTGACTGATTTACTGATACTTGTTCAAGATGAAGTTTTTCAAGCAATTCAGGATATTCACGTTTCAGCTTATTCATAGCAGCTTGCCATTCGTATGTACTTTGTTCGTGTGTCCTTAATACATTAACAAGTTGCATAAATGTGGTGTCTAAATCAATATTTTTCTGTTTTGCTTCATTCATCAACTTATTACTTTCTCTTTGAGCTTCATTTGCTTTTTGATATGCACTAATTAAATAAGTTCCAATAACGGAAGCTGCTGTAATGGCTAAACCAATCCAGCCACCAAAGAATGAAAGAACAGAAGTTCCCAAAGTTTTAGCAGCCATACCAATTTTAGAGAATGCTTGAATAGTGGTTGTTTGAAGATTAGCAACACCACCAATGATACCTTTTTTGTTGTTTTCAAATTTGGACAAATCAGATTGCAGCACATTCAATTTAGTATGAGCCGCAACATTTTTAAGCCTTGTCATCTGAACAGATAAGTCGTTTACTGCACGCTCATACTTTTTGGTCGTTGGTAAAGCCCCACTTGTAATAATATTCAAATCAGTCATTACTTTTTTCAATGCAATACCATTTTTACTATTCAAATTGTATTGTGTACCGACTTTGGCTAATTCAGATTGAAGCTGCTGATAATAAGCTTTAGTATTTGTGTTGGTTATTCCGCTTGTTGTATTCACTACAGAATGTGCAATACCTGCATTATTAGTGGCATTTTGTTTTTTCTTTAATAAATCGGTGTATTGCTTTTCAGCAACCTTAGTTAAGTCATTATTTACATTTCTGAAAATCTTACCAAGACCACCTGCCAATAAACCGAATGCAGCAATAGCCATCGTTGGAATATCCTGTATTCTTCTTAAAATTTCTGCCAATACATTCAGAGGTTCAGTAAATACAGATTTAAGAGTATCAAAGGTTTTAATCTGTGTATTCTCATAAACAGAAATCAAAGTCTTATATGCCTTTTCCCAAGCTCCCAAACCTTCATCAAACATACGTGCAGCTTCTCCTTGTGAATTGGCAACAGTAGCATATAAATCATCTAATGCACCTGTGTTACCAAGTAATGCAGCACCTTTAGGAGCACCCAACTTATTAAAGAAGTCGCCCATATCTGCAATACTACCACCAAGACCTGCATTTCCAAGCTCTTTCAAAGATGCAATAAGACCCTTCGTTTTTAGGCTTGTCTCGTCAACTTGTACACCGTATTTTTTTAAAACTTTTGCTGCTTCGGGTGTCTGACTTGCCAACGCAAGAACTATTTGTTTTAAACCTGTTCCTGCTTCACTTCCCCTGAATCCTCTGTTAGCCAACGCACCTAATACAGTTGCAGTTTCTTCTAATGAAACACCTGCTGCATAAGCAACAGGAGCAGCAACTTTCATTGCTTCAAATAATTCAAGAACATTAGTTGCAGTTGCAGAAGCTGTTGAAGCTAACACATCATTAATACGTCCCATCTCCTTAGTGGAAAGATTGAACGCATTCATAGCAGTTGTGGCAATATCAGCGGCTTCGGCTAATGATATTGCTTGTGACTGAGCTAATTGTAAAGTACCTGATAACGCATTTTTGGCAGCAAGGGGTTTTAAACCATTTCTAACCAACTGTTCAAGTGCATTGGCTGCTTCTGTAGCTGTATATTTGGTGTCACGACCCAAACGCATAGCTTCTTCACGCATTGCTTTCAACTCATTGGTAGATGATTTAGAAACTGCCTGTACACGTGACATTGCTGATTGAAAGTCTGCACCTGCACGTACTAATTGCCTGCCAAACTCAATTGCGCCAAGTCCTGCAAATGCACCTACCAACGTTTTTTTGAAATTACTTAATTGATTCTGTATTTTATTTATTCCTCCCTTAAATTGTTGGGTTAATAATTTAAGAGAAATTGAGAATTCGGTCTTTGCCATTATTGTGTGTTTGTATTTACATCATTATTATTTGTTGGATTAAATTTTAATTTTCCACTTTTAATAAATTCATCCAATTTGTGTTTGTCCTGTTTGATAGTTTTTAGTCCTTGTTCTTTTTTCTGCTTAATTTCCCAATCAAACGGAAGTAATTGTTGTATGCTGCATTTTTTTGAATCAATATGAGGAAGAATAGTCAAATATGTAAAAAGCCTTTTTTCTTCTAAATCTGATTTGTATTTTGTGTCTCGATAATTTATATATGAATCAATTTCTGTGTAACTCATTTCATTCATTATATAATTTATATCCAAGTTGCAGTCACTAACAAGGATTGGAATAAGTTGTGAAATAAATATAGGTTTATCTTCTTTATCTGTATTTATATCAGCAGTTTCTTCTTTTGTCATATTTCCAACTGATATATTAAATTGTTCTTCATATTTGAGTAGTTTTTCTAATCTATCAGATAATTCTTTTAGAAATTTTTCATCAGAAAATAAATATTTGATAGTATTCTCGTAAGTTTCTTTAAAATCATTATTGGCAACTATCATACAGTATAAAAGAGGTAATACCTGTTCAATTGTACCATTAAATTTTTGAAAGGCTGTTTTTGTTAATCTTTCAAATAGTATTAATGACTTTATATTTAATATTAAATCATATTTTAGCTTCTTCATTTTACATATCTTTAATTGATATGTTTTTATTGAACTATTTGAAATAAAAAGAGGCGAGTATAAAATACTCACCTCTTAATTTGTTATTCAATTATATTTTAGCCTAATGGGTTTTCTTCAATACCACCGTCACCACCGCCTGAATTTACACCTTTACCTGTTTTAGTTAATGCACCGTCACCTTGGAATTCAATTGACATTGTACAAACACCGCCATTATCGGCTGTAAGATTACAACTTGTACAGTAGGCTTGACCTGTATAATATGTTTTGCCCGTGTTCATTGTGAAATCACCTTCTGATAAATTTGTCGTTTGACCGAATTTAATTAAGAATGGAGTTCTTGCTACTAATTTGTCGAAGAAATAACCGTAACCTGTAGAATCATAAGACATTAAAGCTTCGGTTGAAATAGTCCAAGATAATTTACCTGCTAATGCGCTTGCCCATACACCTGCCATCTTATTTGAAGTATCAATTGAATCTGCGGTAATGTTCAAAGAACAAGAGGTTGAATATGCGATTGGGGTATAATCTGTATCGGTTGAACCTGTACCTGTTTTAACATAAACGAAAAGTTCATCACCTTTAATTAAATTGTCAGAATTATAATTTGCCATTTTTATTTTGTATTTGTGTTTTTATTTAATTTTAAATTGAAGCGTTTGAATATAAACGTCTCCATCATAATCTTCTGTTGAATCAATCATTTCGATTGATTGAATATTTTGTGTATCGTTGCTGATATTGTATTTATTATCGAGACATTGAAAAACTGCATCTGCCATTTCTTGACTTACATCATAATTGGAACTAACACAAGAAATATAAACAATACAGTTTTGATTATAAATGCCTTGCTTTGTTCTCTCAATTGAATATTCATCACGAACATATACTATATAATTTCCTTTAGTTTTCTCAGGTGCAATAATCGGATATATTTGTTTTCCAATTAATTCATTTACAGTTTTATCGTTTAATAGCAATTCTCTTAATAAAGTACATACAGTAAACTTAGTTTGTTTTTTATCTTGCATTATACCTTGATTTTAAATTACTTATTGATTGCTTGATTGAATGTACAATGTAATATATTGCAGTGTTTGTATCTTTTTGTTTTGTATCTTTCCAATATTTGTTTCCAACTACTTGACCTCTACCTTGTCTTTTCTTTGTACCTTCTGAAACTAACCAAGAATGTGAACCTTTCTTTTTATAGCCGACAAGTACACCTAAATTCTGTTTCTTAATCTTATATGTGAATGACCTTAGAAGATTACCTGTAACACCTTTTGAGCCACTTATCATACGTTCTCTTAAACGCTTCTTTCCCATACGCACAAGATATTGAGCACCTTTTTTAAGACCTTCATTAACTTCTTTATCGTATGTTGGAATATTCTTTAAGTCATCAAGTTGTTTCAGTATTTGAGGTAAGCCAAGCAACTCAGCTTCTACTTTGAATAAATCATCATTTATATTCATATACTAAATATTTTATTGATTTATTTTTTCAGCAGTTAATTTCATTGTTCTATCCCATATATTATTATCAACAAACGTAATTTTAAACTCATTTCCATTGTACTCAATAAAATCAGAATCTTGTATTTCAGGATTATATCTTATTTGGAATATGATTCTTAAAGTATCAAATAATTCTTTTGCAACTTCTTTATTTGAACCATTAGATTTTAATCTGTATGTTCTAACTGTAGCAACAACTTTTTTATCCTTTGTTATTTGTCCTGATGGAGATTGAACATTTTCATATCTATATATAGTAATGAATTCCTTTAGCAGTCCTGCACGCATATTCTTTTGAAGTTTTTATAAGGTTGAAGAAGATATTCATAAGAAAAAGGAATTTTATAAGGTATCGCATTGAATGATACTGATTCTCTATTAGCGTATAAATTTCCAACCATTATTTTTATTGATTGCGAGATAGGATAAGGTAGTTTTTCATCAACAACTAAATCTGCCAACTGAACATTGAGATACTTTTCAATAATAGCTTCTACTGTGTTAATCATATCTTCTAATACTGCATCATCAGCTTCAAAGTCAATATATAAATGTTGTTTAATTTGTTCTACTGTAATATACATAGTATTAGTTTTTTAATTGAATTGATAAAATGAATAAGTAGATTTAATTCTACCTATTCAAATTATCAGTGATTTATATAATATGATTAAGCTACTTTAATGGCAGCGAATGCTTCGGGTCTTATAACTTGCAATGCAATATTATCGTTGAAGTTAACTTCTGTGATATTTTCTTTGCTTCTTGACAAGTTATCAATTACCATATCAGGAGTACCAACTTTTTGAATCAAGAAGTTGCTGAATACACCGAAACCGATATATTTACCGACTGCACTTGAAACCAATACAGGATAACCGTTCATTTGTCCGCTTTCTAATACGAAACGTCCTGAACCTGCATCCAATGGAGTAGCTTTAAGTTCAGCTTCCATATCAGGAGATATAACATAAGCAGCAGTCTCGTCCATAACAACGTCTTTAGCTTTTACTTTTGCAGCCAATTTAACTATCTCTTTGTAAGATGGAGTTGTATTTGCAGTGATACCACTTAATGCGTCAACGAAACAACCTTTTTGAGAGTTAACCGCTACAGCAGATAACATTACTTTATTGATTAATTGTGCTTCTGCCTTGCCACATAAGTTAATAGCGTATGACACCAAGTTCATATCAGCTTCTTTAATGGCAGTATTAGAGAAAGGCAATGATAAACCAACTCTGAAAGGATTAACCTTAGTTTTTGCAAATTCTAATTTTTGACCCACCAATGCAGTTGTTTCACCTTCAATAGTAGCTTCTACGTTAGAAACCGATGGCATTACAACCGCTTTGCCTGTATTGATTACTTTAACACCTAATTTATCAACAATTAATGCTGATTGCAAAGGCTCAAGTAATTCAGTTGGATATTCAGTTCTGATTGCATCAACTTGTGACGTTTGTGTGATAGCTGCGGCTCTTAATTGAATGGTGTTGCCAGCGACATTTTCTAAATCTTCTATACTTCTATTGTTGGCAATTGCTTGCATAGCCAACGCTACATTTTCACTAAATTTCATTTGTTTATTTGTGTTTGTGTCTTTATTTTCTGTCTGAGTATCTGTTTCAATACTTCTTGTTTTTGTGTTTTCCAATTGAAGTTCTAATTGTTTAATCTCGTTTTCTTTTGATTCAAAATTTACTTTTTCATCATCATTAAGACTACGTTCCTGAACTTCTGCATTATCTAATAAATCACGTAATTCTTCTTTTAGTAATGCTATTTTATCAATTAATTCTTGATTCATTTTTAATTTAACCTTTTGCGATATTTATTTAATTCTTCTTTCCAAGAATCATTTCTTTCAACCTCTGTTGAAATTGGTGTTTGTGTTTTTTCTAAATCCTCAATTGAACGAGTAGTTATTTCGGTTGAAGTATATGCAGCATCATAAACAGCACTTAAATCATATATGCCTCTGCACTTATTTACTTTGCGAAGCGGATAACTTTTTTCTGTAAAATCCCATTCTACACTATCATCAGTAAAGGCAAAAGAACATTGAGTTATTTCCTTTCTCCGAATCATTTCTTTTAAATCGTTGCCTACTGTTGTGTTTGGAATTTCAAAAGAAAAATAAACACCATCTTCACGAATTTCTATATTTAAAGAACCTTCACCGTTTTTTCTTCTTGCAACTAACTTATTTTTATCGTGATTAATTAAAAATTTTATATCCGAATTATTAATCAGTTCTTCTGTTATTGCTTCTTTGTCTATTACTTCTTTAAAGTAGCGTTTATGTTCCTTGTCATATAGAATTTCCGATATGGTATTGAATTTAACAGCGCATCCTTCAATTATATTTTCATTATTTGAAAACTCTTGAATAGAACGTATTTCCATATATTAATTCATTTATTAAATATGGAAGTACGTCTATATTTGATAGCAATTAAAATTTAATAAATTAATTATCAGTTGATTGTGTCTGTAATTCTCCCGAATTATCTATTTTGTCTGCTTCTACTTTTGGAGAATTGATATATTGTAGATTGGTTGATATTACTACTTCATCACCATTTTCAATTTCATTTTTATTGAATTGTTTTCTAATGTCATTCACTGATAATATACCTAATTCCAATTGTGTTTTATAATTTTTCATTATATCGTTGAAGTATGGAAGTGTAGTTCTGTCAAATTCAATTTTATACTTAGATGAAACCGAATCAGAAATCAAATAACAATTAAATGCTTTTTCGATTTTAACAAGAATAGGATTCAACGTATCAATATAGAAATTCAATTGGTCTTGTTGTGCAGCTTGGTAATTGCCACCCATAGATACGCCGAGCTTTGATAATGATACACCCATAAAACGTGCAAGGTCTGATAACGTGTATTGCTTATTATCAAGAATCATACTATCTTTAGTGGTCTGACCGATAGCTTGCCACTTAACGCCTGATGGCATTGTAATAATATCTTTTCCTGAATTTATTTCAGCCTCCATATTAGTTTGAATATCTTGTATCTGATTGTCCTGTGCATCGCCAAAACCGATAACAGAGCTTTCAGAACTGATAATACCTTTCATCCTGCCACCATTTGATAATGTACTTAGTGATTCTATGTCACAGGCAGAAGCTAATCCAATTGTACGTGCACAATAATCAACTACACTTTTACCTACAATAGTTTCAAGTGACTTATGTTTTAAATGAATTATTTGATTGGAATTGAACAAGCCTCTAATTCCATTATATTCATCGGTTACATTGTATTTGTTGGTAATTACATCGTGATAAACAGTATTAGGGTATAATAAAATCAATTCTTTAATATCAGTATTGGTATTTCTATTGATATAAATATAGGAGTTGCCATATAATAATAACTGCATTACAGTACCTTCCAACAATTCATAAATAGTTTGTCTTTTATTGGAAACACGAGTTAATATTGTATGCAGTGTGTTTTTATCATCTATATTCCAATATCCTTTTTTATCTTTTCTGTAAATATCAATTGGAATAGATGCAACTGAATCAGTAAGTATTGATATTCCTCTGTAAACAACTGAATTAGTTAGTGCTAAATCAGGATTTTTAATTGATACATATTTATTTTGTCTATTAGAAATATAATTCACATTAACTTCTGTGCTTCTTTTATTTATTGTGTTTTCTTTTTTAGAAAATAGTTTTGAAAATATTTGTTTCATTTGTGTGTTTTTCTTTTGTCTCTTATTTATCGCTTATAGTTGTTGAACATACCCAAGCACATCAGCATACATATTGCGCCATCAATTTTTGAGTTATGCAATTTTTTGATTGGTTTCCTGTTCTCCATCTTATCAGTGTCAATTGCTACATTATTAATACAGTATATATTCAATGGATTATCATCGAATTTCAAGCGGTCTTGATAAGCAGCAAGTTCAAAGCTTTCAACTGGAGACGTGAAGTTTGAATACGTCTGACTGTATGGAACAGCACATTTAATTCCTGCTGTCTTGATTATATTAATGAATTCCTTAGACCTGTACGCATCGTAACCGATTTGGAGAATATTCAAATATTTGGCATTATTGATAATATCACTTGCTATCTGATTATAATCAATCACATCAGTTCCACAAGGTATTAGATAGCCATCAGCTACTAATTGCCTGTACATAGCAGCATTTGTATGATTTTCAATGGTCTGTTTTGGTATGTAGTAGAAATTCTTAAAGACAAACCTCTTATTAATACTGTCATACAGACAATAACATACACAACTAAAATCGTCTTTTACTGATAAATCAACTGCTACCATACAGTTGGGTCTTGCTTGAAGCTGTCTGAAATCAAAGTGTTGTGTGTTCTTCTCGATAACTGTCTGATTAATCCATATCGTATTAATTGGTAATGTGAATATATTCAATAGTTTACACTTGAATTCAGTCATATCGTCAGCACTCATTAGGGCTTTCTGATATTCGTTTTTATAAAATTCCTCATTAACGGTGATACCCAAATGGGGTTGGACTTTATACCAAGTGTCGGCAGAACCTATTTCATCTTCTTCATCAGGTTCAAATATTGAAGCAAATATTGAATCATTTTCAATTTCTCTTTCCAATACCTTTTTATATGCTGAAAGCATCTGTGAAAATGGAGTGTCTAATTTGGAAGAAGCAGTTGTTATAGTAATGGTAAGCGGATTTTTTCTAACACCCATTGAAGAAGTAAGCACATTCCTTAAACTTGCATCTTCTGCCTGTGCGTACTCGTCAAGAATAACAGTAGAAGCATTCAGACCGTCTAATTTATCTGCGGAACTTGCCAAACATCGAACAAATGATGTTTTATTCGGCATCAGGTTATATATAATATCTCGATTCAGTCTAAAATGGGAAAACTTAGTATCAAGCTCTTTTATACTGTTCTTTATTATGTCAAAACAGATTTTAGATTGGGCAAAAGAGTTTGAAGCAACATAAGCCTGTGCATCAGAATCACCAAATAGTAAATCATATATTGCCAAAGAAGCCACAGACGTAGTTTTTGAGAATTTTCTAACTACGAATAATAAAGCTTCCCTGCATAACCTGTAATCAGTATCTTTTTTATAAAAACCTAATATATTGGCAAATTGAAAGACCTGTATTGGTGTCAATTTGAAAGATTGCATTCCCTTATTAGATGGGAATTTCAATATCTCGTAGAACTTAATAAACTTCTTTACTTCTTTATTTTTGAAGATTAAATCATCTCTTTTAAAAAAATCCAAGAATCTGAATACTGCTAATATTTCGTATTTGTTGTGTTTGTGTGGATTGGATAATACTTCATTAATATATATATGAAGCCTTGAATCAATCTCATTTAATCTATCTGTTGGAATTGTGTATGTTTTAATTTTATCAATAACTTCATTCTTATTCATATATTAATTTATTCTTCATCTATTTTATTCATCGCATCTATCATTTTTGATAGTGGGTCATTGTCCTGTACTGCGGTTACTTTTGAATCTAAACTTAATCCAAGTTCTTTTAAATTTTTTCTTAACGATTCAGATAAAGCTACCAAGTCAGCAAGCAAAGGATTTTTCTTTTTGCTTGTACCGCCACCTCTAACATCCTGCTGAACTATAGCAGCTTCTTCCACAAATGAGTTAACAAGTTTGGAATATTGATAAATTTGTGCACTTACATTAAAAATTTGTATGTCCAAACTTGAATCATAGATACCTTTTATCTCCATTAGTTCAACCAAGTATGTATATATTTTCTTTATATTTTTATCTAATTTGATTAGTGATATAAAATCCATATTTATTTTATTAATTATTCTTTTATTGAGGTTTTTGATTTAATTGAAGAATTTTTTGAAGAAATCTTCTGTTTTTTCTTTATTCAGTTCTTTATTAGAAAACTTTGTCTTATTCTTGTTTAATTCAAAATGTATTTCTTTGTGGCATTTATGGCAAACGGATTGAAGGTTATTCCAATCGTATGCTAATTCAGCCATTAATAGCTCGTTATTCCTGTAGTCAAGTAGTGGTTTAATGTGATGAACCTCTGTAGCCATATCTCCGCATACTTCACACAGAGGATTCATTTTAATCTTTAGTTCTCTTATTTTACGCCATTCTTGACACTTGATTAATTTGTCGTATTTTTCATTTTTACTCATTTTGTTTTAATGTGAAAGAAATTATTTAAATAGCTATTGCATTCCTCTTGGTTCTTAAATCTCTTAGGATTAGTATATATGCGGAGAATACTTTCGTGCATTATATCGGTTTTGGAATAACCTTTCTTGGTTATCTTGTCATCATTGATACTGAACTTCTTATATAATGATTGATAATTCTTCAACATCCAATCATCAATATATTTTTTATTTCTGATATTAGGAGATGCAGGAATATATTTTTCATCTTCAAAATAGTTTTCGTTTACATATTTGCAGTTTAAAATCATAATTGTGAAAATTCTATTAGTGTTATTTGCTTGCGTTTTGCCATTTGCTTTTTAGGCTTAATAAACTCAAAAGCAACGTCCCCATCTTCCAATAATCTGAAATATTCCTCTATTTCATTTTCTTCAACTTCGGGGTGTTGATGATATAAATTACAGAATGCCATTACTATAGTTTTGGAAAGTTCTGCATTTGATTTAAATTTATAATCAGACTTGATTGCATCTAACTGATTATATAAATCGTCATCTATTCTAAAAAAGATATTATTTGTATTACACATAAAAAAACTGATACTTATTATTCTTATTACAATAATAAATATCAGTTCAAATTAAAAAGTAATTATTTTTAATGAGATTACAGCAATTGTTTTAATTTAGCATTGGTTGGTTCATAATCTGTATCATTACAATATCCAATGTTTAAAGTCTCCTTACCACTACCTTCACAATCCAAATAACACAAATAACATTTCACCAAGCCTTGTCCTTGTTGTGATACAAAATTAAAATCAGGAAAATTAAAATCAATATCAGGAAAAAATAAATTGTTTGTAACTTCATTTGGATAACTAACTGTTCCACAATCTATTTTGACTATATATATATCACCTGCTTTTAAATTTGAATAATCATCAGCAATAAACAATGGGTAACTTCCGTGGGCACGAGAAAACTTATAATGTAATGTTCGTATTCCTGTAGTTGAACCACCACCACTTGAAGCTGTAGCATTTATAGTTACGTTATTGCCACTTGTTGTTAATGTTACATTTTCACCTGCCTTAATATTAGTTACTTCTAATTTATTAGCTATATTAGGTATTTCAGTTTTATCGGCTTTTGTTGATTGAAGTTTTGAAATATCTGATTTAATTGCAGTATCATCATATTCACCACCTCCTGTTGAAGATGGAATAATTTCTATATTTTTCAAATCTACATTTATCATTAGTCTAAAACTTTAATTGAAATATTATTTGTCGAGATGATTTTTAAATAACTCATAAATTTGCAATTAGTTAAATTAATCATATCTTTATCTGTGATTGCTATAGCAGAGGTATGAGAAATAAATGTAACACCATCAACTGATACTTCAACATCAATCGAAGTTGTACCTTCAACTTGGAGCATTACTTTTTCAGTCTTTAAATTAATAATAGCTTCATACTTTCCGTTTTTTGAAATTAAATTTAATTGTTCCATTTTATAATACGTATTTTACTAATATGTAGGAAATTGAAAATGTGATTGCTCTATATAATAATATACGTGGGTATATGCGTGTTTTCTATTTTAATTGCTATCCTCTGACCCATCCAAAAAACTCAAAAAATGGCTCTATTGAAAGAAGTGAAGGGGGGAGCGTTAAGGTGATGCTTCGACCTTTCAAAAAAAGTCCCCCTGTACCTAATTTTAACACTTGTTAAAATCTCGTGTAATGTTTTTTATTGATTTATTATATTGCATATTAGTGTTTTAAGTGTTGATTTTAGGCTGTTTACTTGCCTTGTGTTGAATTAAAACCACTGATATATGGTTGGTACACCCGTATGGTAATAATGTCTTAAATCGCTTTATATTGGGTCTGTCAGATTGGAATAAATGAGATTGATATTATTTATAGTTGATGAACTATATATGTGTACTTTGTTGGCGGCAAATGTATAAACACAAAAAAGGTGCAACTTATTAGGTTGCACCCTTATGAGCAAATGATATTATTTGTTTGAACTATTAGATAGCAATATTAAATTTGTTTTTTATATAATTGCTGAATGAATTATTTTGCGGTAATACATTTGGCAAATCCATACTTACCACCTTGTATAATGTGGTTGCCGACTGATAAACATCATATAAATTCAATGTTCTATTTCTACTATAGGTAAGTAATAAACTTTCTGTAAACTTGCATATCTGAGACTGATTTAACGGGTACACATCAGCACTACAAAGGTTCTTTATATCTTTAACTTTACTATCATAAGAACAACGTATTGCTGTTAGTTCCCCAATCATTTGATATATTTGATTTGCATCTATATTGATAGCTTTCATTTGCTCCAATAACTTCATATCACGTTCAAATGAGTATTCTTTAATCATTTGTTTAACGGCTACAATGAATGAATTAATATCTTTAATCTTATCCGTCATTCCATAAGTAGAAACTATCTGTTTGCTGCCTAATATTGTTTGATTTCTGCAAGCATAACAGTTTGCACCTATAGCCACCTGCAACCCTTTTTGATTTGTGGCTACTACTATATTAGCAACGTGAGTATCTGTAGAAAAATCAGTCAGATTAATATTAGCAAATATTCTGTTGAATGTAGTTGCAGTAAAAGGAATGTTATCGGTTTTGTTTTTCTGCTGATATGCTTCCGTTAACTGTTTATTGATTGATACACCGTTACCCAAAGCTTTATTTTTATTATCTGCAACAAATAAATCTGCAACTTTATAAGTCAACTTATTTTCATTACAGATATTAAATACCTCATTCAACAAAGAATAAGCATTAATACCGTTATTCAATTCTCCATTTTTATCAACTATATCAGACGCTTTTGCCAACTGATTTAATGTGATACCTTTTGTTTTTTCCACCTCTGTAAACGGTGTAAAATCAATATCATTATCCGATATAGGATTGATTAACTGATTTTCATCAGCCTGTGATAATAAAATTTCCTCTGTAGTAATTACGTTATTAACTGTAACTACTTCATTCATTGATACACTTGAAAACAAATCTAAAGTTGTCATAATTTTAAAGTTTTAATTGTTAGTAATTTATTTAATTGATTATTTTTCCATAAAGAATATAGGGTAATTTCCTAATTGATTATTGCATTTATAATACTGATATTGATTAACCAAATTATCAAATGTTGGTGCACCATTGTATTTAATGTCTAATAATGTTTTATTGAAAGAATAGGGTATTAACCACATATTATCTATTAGTGTATTACAAGGGTGCAACCAAATAGTCATACCATTATTATAAGCATTCTTTGCTTTTGTTATACTGACTTGAATAACATTGCATTCTTTGTCATTACAGTCAACTAATTTAATGAATTGATTTTTGTATTTCATATCACATATATTTTATAAAGTTAGTTTTTATATACTCTCTCACTTCTTTAATAATACTTTTCATTATATTGGAATAAGTTCTATTATTATTTTGCCAACTTGCATACACACCATTTATTGTAATGGTATAATAGCCAACTGTAAAACCATTGCATTTAATGCACTCATTTATTAATGTAATTTTCATATCATATATATTTTTATTGGTTTAATATCAGCTATTAAATCAAAGGGAGTTTTTCCCCTTGTTGTGTGCCACAAAGTTAGACCTTAAAAAAGTTAATATGATTTTTTAATAACAAGTATTAATCAAACGATTGATTTTTAACCAATCAAATAAATCAATAAACAAATTAAATATCAATTCATTTAAAAATATGCCGTTTCATCGAAATATTCAATTAAACACTTATTAAACACGGTTAATCGAATAAATATGCCAATTTTCAAAAACTGAAAAATGGAAAAATTTCTTAACTCGGATTTTGGATTAAAAAATGAAGTGAATTTTGTTCGGAGTAGTAAAATAAAAAAGCCTCAAAGAATTTAATCCACGAGGCTAAAAATAAACTAAAAAACAATGAGTAAATAAAATTGTGTATGAATTGAACTACAAGATAATATCTTACTATATGAATTGATTAAATAGTATATTATAGTCTTCTTCTTACACTATAATAAATATCTGTTAGATTGAAAAAATATCAATTATCTGTATGCTTTTTATTTTCCCATTCCTTTATATTAAATATTATTTCATTTAATACTTTTTTTGTGGTATTGATACTAATACCTGATGGAGAAGTAAGTACTGCACACTTGGTTGGTACTACGGTCTTATATTGTACTTTCAAATTATCTACTATAAGAGAATCGGTTTTTGCAGGGTTACTGTTAACAAAGTCTATTGCTGATTATAGTGTATTGATAATGGCTATATAGTCAGCTTCATATACTATTACGTCCGTGAGTTTCTTCGTCCATAGCTCACTATTGCGTGTGCAAGTATATAGTGTTCGTCTATTTCTCCTTATGCGGAATTGACTGTTGTATGGGTTAACCTAACCTAATATATTAATGTAATTCATTGAGAGAATAAGCAGATTAAAATTAATAATAATGCTACAATAAAAAACTTTTTCCTATTAATCAATTTTTATTTTATATGTATAAAATATTGGATTGGATTAAAAAACATACCCCATATAAAAACAACACCCCCCTAAAAAAGAGTACCCCGTCTTAATTATTCTATTGAACGGTTCTGCATTATTTTATAAATCGGTTTATTATCAATTCTATTTTCATCTTTATATTTATCAGAGGTCTTATCTTGGTATTGGGAATATTGCTTCTTTTTTTTACTTTCATTATTATCCTCCCAAGTGTATTCACCATAGTATTCGGCATTGCGTTGGAACTTATATACATTCAGGTTAGCAGTGTTCACCTTAATAGTCACTCCATAAATGCCATATATTCTAATTGCAGCGAAATGTATTTCCAAATCAGAATAACCCTGTTTATATAATTCCTTTATATTGCACCTGTAATGTATATGTATAGCTCCGTATTTTGTTTGTCCTTCATCTTCATCTGCATAGCTGTTATAGTGCCTAACATAACTAATATACTTTTTTATATATTCAATTATGTATGCTCTGCGAGCTTCATATTCTACTTGCGTTTGGTATTCTTCTTCACTTTTGAATATTTTATAATACAATTTTTCTACAAGGTTCATAATCTACTTATTTTATGTTTTCGCAAATGTATAATATAAATTGGTAATTACTTTATATTATCTAATATTTATTTTCAATTGATTTAATACGTGAATTTAAGAGTGTATTCCAAATTTAATGTTTGAATTAGATATACATTCAAATTAATATCCATAAACACAAAATATATTAATTGAAATTTTATCAAAAAAGAAGTGTTCTAAAAGTGGTAATTTTAATAAGTGGGTCGTATATTTGCAGAAACATAAAATAAAATCAAAAATAATTCGATAAACTTGATGCTTTTGATTTCATTATAATATTTATATATACAAGGAGGGACTTTGCAAGGTCTGTGAAGGTAGTTTTTTAGGGTTAACTACCTTCTTTACTTCTTAATTTGAAAAAAACTCTAAATAATAAACAGTTTCCATACTGTACAATAATCCTAAATCAAAATGGAACAGACAAAAAACAATGAAGTCTTAGAACTTCTTCCAATCTCAATAGTAAACAGCAATAACTTTTCACCTAAATGCAAATTTCTAATTGCAACATTATTATTTCTTAATGGCTTGGATAAAGTAAAAAATGACGGTTATTTTTTCCGTACTAACCAAACATTAGCTAAAGAAGCTAATATGACCGAAGCTAATTTATTGATTAATTTAAGAAAATTGGAATCACTCAATTTTATTTCTCGTAAAGCAGGTAAACGTAAAGAAGCCAGTGAATATGTAATTTATGAAAACACAATTAATTCTTATGTTGAAATTCCAATGAAAGTAAAAAAATATGCTATTGCTAAATCTAACAATAGTGATAACAGCGATAGTAATAACAATAGTAATAAAATTGATGATATTATACTTAGAATCAGCAATGTAGAAAATGCGCTATTGGTAATACAAAACACTATTGATAAGATTTATCACTATTGCAATAGTAATAACAATAGTAATAACTGCAATAGTACAGATACAGAATCAGATATAGATATAGAAAAAGAATCAATTAATAATATAATATTAAATAATAATATAAATTATAATATAGAAAAAATAAAAACTGAATTGGTTAGTACTATTGATGATTTGAAAAAAGAAGTTGAAGTTGATGAAACTTCTTTGAATAAAGAAAATAAAATAAATTTAGATAATAATCCAATTGAAACAATTAATGAAATGAACAAAGAAATTAATAAAACTAACATAGTTGATAATCCAACTACAGATAGTAATACTAACAATAACTCAATTAATAATTTTAAAGCTGCTGATGAAGATTTAACTGTTATTCCAATAGAAGATGTCAATGAGTGTGCAGTCGTTGAAGATAACGCATTAGAATGCGTCATTTCAACTATAGAGGAAATAGATACAGTCCAACTTGATATAAATAATCTATGTAATAACATAGATTATATTTTAGACCTTACAAGATATTGTAATGAAGGTAGTCTTCCAATTGATAATATAGAGAATACAATGTTGTTTCTATCAGAATTAGAAAACAAGTGTTATACTGAAATATCAATTTATTTTTATAATGATAAAATAGTCAGTGCTGGCAAAAAACACTTATCAAACAAAACGAATGAATGTAAACAAACAATAGAGTATTTATTCCAACAGTTAAATAAATTAGATAATCAAACTGAATCAAATAAGACTTGTTTGGAATTTATTGCTATTAAAGAAACTATTACTATTGATGAATCAAACAATAGTAATAACAATAGTAAAAAAACAGAATTTGATAATAATCCAATTGACAGTAGCACAAACAATAATTCAATTAGCGATTTTAAGGCTACTGGTGAAGCTTTAACTGTAACTCCAACAGAAGATACCAATGAGTGCACAATCGTTGAAAACAACGCATTAGAATGTATCATTTCAACTACGGAAGAAAATAATAAATACACTATTGCTAAATCTAACAATAATACAATAAACAATAGTAATAAGGATATGAAAGAAATTAATATTGAAACACCTACGGGGTTTATCCAATTTATCAATATGCAATTTGAAAATAATAAAATCACTAAAGAGGAATATAAAAGAGAAATTGATTTTTACAAAAAGAATTATTATTCTACCTATAGTACAATAAAGCAATTGATATTGCCAATTGCGGCATAAATAAAAGTAAAAAACACATAATATGAAAAAGGAAGATGTTTTCAAAGTACTAATTAAAAGCAGAATAAACACTTATATTGCTAATACCTTATTCAATAAAGAACTTATTTTATTTGAAATAAAAAATGTTGAAAAGCTAACTTACAAACAAATTGCATTAGCTGTAGATGAAATTATAAATGAATTTTATTCTGATTATAAAATTGAAATAAGTGAATTTGATAAAATAGTTCAAACTGTTTGTTTAATCACAATAACCCAACAGACAAATGAGTAAGAATGCAATAATAGTTATTCTTAGCTTGTTGTTAGCAACCTCTATACTTTTACTGTGCGGAGGTTACTTTTGTACCAATAGTTCAAATACGAGCCTTAAAATAAGCGATACAGTGACTATATATAAGTTCGATACAATAGCAATAGACAGACCTGTTCCCCTATATAAATACATCAGTAAAGTAATCACCGACACACTATATAGTATTGATAGTATCCAGGTACAGGTATCAGTTCCAATTACCACAACTGTATATGCTGATTCAAGCTATAGGGCTATAGTTAGTGGATATAAGGTAAATTTAGATACTATACAGGTATATCCCAAGCATACAACAACTACAATTACTAACACTATAGTAAGGCAAAAGAGGTGGTATATTGGAATTCAGGCAGGTGCAGGATGGGGAATTCACTGTAAACAGCCTGATATTTTTTTAGGCGTAGGAGTATCATATCGTTTATTTTAGTAAATTTGCTGAAAAACAAATAAATTATGAGAGAAGCATATAAATTATCATATAAATTAAATGATGAAGATACAGAAGAAAACTACTTTTCTTCAAATTATCTAATCCCATCCCATTTTATTATTACTCAAAAAGACAAGGGTAAAACAAGTGATTACAAAGCTGAATTATTGATTTTTTTTGTAAAATCAAAATATCTAAAGATACCAAAATTATATAATATATATAATAAAAATGAAGAGTTTACTATAGACGTTGAAATTGAAAAACGTTTTTCTATTAATATTTTGCGTGACAATTTTCTTTCAGATGAAGTAAAAACAATAATTGAATATATGCGTTTCTGCTTTATTCATCTTAATCGTGATGATGCAGCAGATGATTCTATGAGGCTTTATGATAGGTTTAGACCTTATTGCACAAATATATATTTGCACTTCAACTATTTGTTAATTGAAATAGAACTATTTTTATTTAAATCAGATAAATTAAGTGCGCTGAAACATTGCAGAAACATTATTGATGAATTTAAAACTGATATTTTTACTCCATTCTCTAATTTTGAAATACTTCAAATAAAAGAAGAATATTTGAATCAATATTATAATGTAAAAAAGTCCTTTGATGAAATAGTTGATATAATTGGAAAAATGACTTTATTGTTGGGATTTAGATATGAATATGATTATAATACTTCTTTTTATCAGTTCTTAAATAGAATAATAGAAACATTAGATAGTGAGATTAAGGCTACTAATGTGGTAACAGTATCATCCGTATTTGTTGGTGATGAAAAAATACTTGAAAAACATTATAAGTATATCCGTGACAACGAGCGTTTTCTTCTTAACTATCTGAATGAATTATATGATGTCTTTAAAATAAATGATTCCAAGCAATGTAATCAAAAGATGTTAGGTGGCATTTGTGCTGCTATATATGAAAGTGGCGTTATCACTCACTGCAATACATTCAGCGAGTGTATGCGCTTATTGTGTGCGTATTGGCAGCGTGAGCTTCCAAAAGATTGCCGATTGAACAAGTATCAGGAATCCAAGCAAGAATTGTTATATAAACACAGAATACTTAATGAAATTCCCCGAAAATAGTCTATTCCCCTATATTTTCCCCTTTTTGAAAAAAGTTATCCCCTAAAAATCCCCTCGTAAAATCCCCTTTGTTTTTATAAAACGCTGATTTACTGCAAATAATAGTTTGTGGTAAATCCCCGTTTTTAGTGTCTCGTTTTTAGTTCGGATATTTGCATCAGAATCAAACGAAAACGTGATTTTAAACAGAATTTAATTATTAATTTAAAAACAAAGTAATATGAAAAATTTAAAAGATTTAGTATTGACAGCAAGTGAGAAAATAGTAATGAACGAAGTTACTAACATTGAAGAACTGTACCCCAATTCTACAGTGTTTACCAATTTAGAAGAATTTGAATCACACGTTGTAGATAGAGCAGTCGAATATTTGGTAGATAACTATCCTGATGAAGAAGAATATGATTCAGGAACTTGGATGTTGTCAACGGCTTGCGATTATGAAGGTGATTGGATTTTCTTAATTGATGGTGAATATTATTTTATGGATTATTGTAATTGGGATAATGAAGAAGCTGATGATGTACAGGTGTATATATGGAATCATAATTTAGATGAATTTCAGCAAAGATTAAGTGAAGAATTGAGGCGTGAAGTAGTTGTTGAAGGTAATGATGTTATCAAAGTTGATTCACTTAATGATATTAAAGAAACAATTAATGATTCCTGTTATGGTTATTTCAATTTCTCTTTGGGAATGTTCGATAATTTAAAGTTGTATTCAAACAATAAAGACTTCTTAGAACAACTTCCAACTGAATTTGAAATATATAATGAAAACACAGAAACAAATGAAGTATTCATTTGTGACAAAGACGAATACGGAATTATAAAAATCAATCGCCCAAAAGATATTATTGAAATGAATCTGAAAAACGTTCTCAATAATTTTATAAATATAGAAGCTGTTGATGAAGTTACATATAAAGTTAAATGTGATATGCCATATATAAAAGAAATCGAAACAGTTCTTGAATGGATAAAATCAAACTGTATTTCTTTTTTAAACAAAGGTTATATTGACATAATTGTAAAAAATAAAGAATTGGCTAATCGTGGAATATTGCTTATTATCTTGAAATAACGATATACCGAAATAATATTTTTTTCATAACTTAAAAGTATTACCGATTGTGAAATTAGTAATGCTTGTTTTTTTATATTTTTCTCTTCAAAATTGATATTTTTAAAATCTTTTTGATATTTATAATTAAAGAAAAAACAAGATATGAAAAATAAAATATATACAATAATATTAATGCTATTAATAATAATAGAAGGTTTCCTGATTACATACCAATCAAATGCCATTAATCAACTATCCAATAAATTAATTGATAAAAATAATACAATAGAAATACTTAATAGCTATGCAAATAAATAAAAAATTCAATGAGTTTGAAGCTCGTGAAGAAGCTGATAGAGAAGTGTATTCGGCTTTCACTTCTAATTATAAAATATGTAATTACAAAGCCACAGAAGATAAATATGCATATATTGATGAACAGTTAACAGGTATAACCGAAAATGGAATATCAAGATATGATATTGAAATTAAAAGTCGCGATAGTAACCGACTATATAATGATTGCATTCTCGAAGTAGAAAAATATAATAAACTGATGCGGTTCTCATTGAATGAAGAAAAAATATACTTTGTAATTTATCCTAATTTAAATAAGATATATATATGGAATATGAACGATTTTATAAGACAAGAATTAATTAGTATATATAATCCTAAGTTCCTATGCAATGAACGAACATCTGATAATAGAACTGTAAAAGTCGAGAAAAAAGTTTTTCACTTACCATTTGCTAAAGCTAAATCATTTAACTTTGATAGTTTCGACTACTACAAACATATATACGATTACATAAATAATAAATAAAAAACATAATATAAAAATGGAAACACAAGAATTTAAACTAACTAATGCTACAATGGAATTACTTTTTAATTATCTTATTGATAGACCATATAAAGAGGTTGCAGAATTAATTGCACGGATGCAAACAGATGTGCAGAATAACACTAAAATTGAAAGGGAAGATGTGAAAGAATAAAAGGAAAAGGACTGCGAATAATTCGCAGTCCTTTTTTATTTAGTTATTTCTTTTATTTACACTATTATTGTTTATATTTGCAGCAAATTAAATATCTAATAATTATGAAAAATTTACTTAGATGTGCTCTATTTATTATGCTCGCAATATGTATAATAATGTGCGTGTTATATTTCTGTGTATTCAATAATGGCATATCCCAAAACTCTGATGATTGGAGTAATTTTGGTTGCTATATGGGAAGTGTCACAGGGTTGTTGGCGTTTGCAGGTGTACTTTATAGTATTCAACTGTCCAATAAAATACATACAGAGGATTCAGAGAGAGATACTTTCTTTAAACTGCTTGACTTACATACCAACAAAATGAGTTCTGTTGAATTTAATGGTAAAAAAGGAGCAGAAGCTTTTAAAGAGTTGGCAGATAAAGCAAACAAAAGTTTAATGCTGCAATACATATATCAATATGTTATTGATGAATGCAGTGAATTGGATAAAACAAAATTGAAAGATTTACATCAAAACAACAGTAGTCTATTTAATGTGTTAGAATTTGTATATCAAATTCTCTTTCCTGATAGTTTATGTATTACACCATTTGAACAGAACATTGACTACGCATATTTTAATTATCAAAAAATGGTGAAACATATCAAAAAGAATGGATATGAACTACGTGAGACAGAAAAATGTAAGAATATTGAAAAGATTATACTATGTTTAAACAAATATATAGAGGGCGTTTCTGTTAAAAATAGATTAAATAATATTCAAGCAGTAGCAGATTTCATATACAAAGAATATGGGCACATCTTAGGTCACTATTTTAGAAATATGTACTATGTAATGGACACTATAGACAGGTTCTCTGATAAGAAGAACTATAAAGAGCTATTTAGAGCACAATTGTCGAGATATGAATTAGCATTAGGTCTCTTTAATGCGGTAAGTAGTAATTCCAGTACCAGGATGATTCACTTGCTGAAAGACTTTAAAATATTTAAAGATACTTATCCAAATGATATTACTGTTCTGAAAGTCTTAATGGATAAAGGCGTTTCTAATGATGATACTAACCAAGACAAGATGTTAACTATTACTAACGAAGTTCTGAATGAGTGGAAACCATAGTTTATTCCAAAAATGATATTAAAACTGTGTCAGCAGCTTCTCCTTTGCTGACACAGTTTTTGAACCATATA